ATGTTCCCAATGCTTGTCCAACACCAGCACCAACAGCACCTGCTGCTGCTTTACCTAGAGGTTCTTTAAGAATAAATGCCCTTACACCAAAGTCAATCAGTGGACCAACAATGGGTATCTTGCCAGCAATTTTTCCTACACCTTTACCAAAAAGTTTGGTTCCTATTTTTTTAGTAACCTTCTGTAAACCTTTTGGTCCAGTTTGTGGTTTTGCTGTGGGTCTTGGTCTCCTGGCACGCTGCTCTGCTCTGCTAAGAGGTTTACCCTCCAGCATTCTTCTATTATTTTGACCAAACCTTTGATTAAATCGACGATCGCCATATCGTCTTCTATATCTTTCTTGTGCTCTCGCACTTACTCTTCTACCAGATCTATCAAATCCCCTTCTTGGTTGTGGTTTATCCTTTGGTCCTTTACCACCCGTGCTCAACATCGCTGCAATAATTGCAAGATTCATGAACTTAGTAAAGTTACTCTGAAGAGTTTCTAAGTTCTTTGCAGCATCTTCACCAAAAGTATCCTTTACAAAATTATTGACAGAATCAACTGCTTTATATCCAAGGTCAATAAAAGTCATCAATTTGTCAACCATCCCTATGGAAAAGTCAACAATAAAATCAAATACCTTACCAACTTGCAGAGTATTTGCTAACCATTTTAATTGAGGTGCCCAATCAACTAATTTACGCAGAATCAATCCAAGAATTATTTGGTTAACAAAATCCAAAAATCCTTGTATTGGTTTTGGTGCTTTAATCTTGTCTGGTCCACCAGTCAAAAAGTCGAAGAATCCATTCTTCTCATTTTCTTTTTCCTTCTTATTTCTCTTCTCCTTCTCTGTTCGTCTTCTATCAAGTTCAATCTTTTTACGTTGAATCTTAATAGTCTGACCAAGAATCTTCTTAATCTTAGTCGTAGACTCTTTTATGCGAATAGCTTCTTTAAGAAGAGGATCTTCAGGCGGACCACCACCATCAGGTTGTGTTTGAGGAATAGCAGCGCCAGAAGTTGAAGATGGAGGCGGTGCAACCATCAAAGATCTAGCAGATCTATTGTATGTTGTTGCAACAATAGATCCCGATTTAGATCCTGGTAAAAACTTTTGACTATTGATTGCCATCTTAGTTTACCCCCAATAGTCCATAGATTTGAATATTCATCATCCTGGCACTATTTGGTAGTTTCACTTCAAAGTCTTCAATCTCCCTGTCACCAGATGGAGAAGATCCACCGCCACCCTGCTGTGGAATTTTTTGACTTATAGTAGTGACATTAACTCCTGCTTCTGGTGGAGGTGGTGGTGTCATACCACTCTTCGGTATCCTGGCAACCTTTGCTGGTTTAACCGTTGGTGCTGGTGCCACAACACCCGCAGTTGAGGTTGGAGTTATAGCACCAACAAATGGTGCCTTGGTAGACTCAGTAACTTTTTTAGTGTCTGGTTCTCCCATTGTTTCTTGATTGCCCTTCTCCATTCTCATTTTCGCTGCAGAGCGACCCATGGGTCTGGGTTTTGCCTTTGGTTTCTTCTCCTTATCTTCAGTTTTAGATCTGGACGCAAAAGATGTAGATCCTCTTTTATTCTTCTTATCCATCTTAGGATAATCTTTCTTTGCAATCTGAAGATCCTCAATTTGGAATACATCCAATCCTTCAGTATTCAACTTCTCCATTCCATAGAGATAATTTGCCACGTTTTGAATTCTTGGATTATCTGGTCCTGCGGGTCCTAAATCGTCAGGAGTAATATATGCATCTCTCAGGGTTTGCATCACTCTGCCCATGTCAATTTTGGGAGCAACTACACCACCACCCTGCATGAACGATAAATCAGATAATTTACTAAAACTAGGTATATTCGTTCCACCACCCGCTTTATTTAAATTTAAGAAGAATGGTGCTCCAAACTTATCAACTGCTTTTTTGGATATTACAACCTCACCAGGTTGAGCAACAATCATTTGAGTATCTTTACCTGCTCCACGAACTCTCTTTCCAGTAGAGGAGGTAACCTTACCACCAGCAGGTTGAGTTCTTCTCCTCTTCTTCATAGGAGGAACTTTGCCGCCACCATTGTATCTACCAACTTGACCACCACCAGCAAGTCTACCAAGAACACTCATAGGATCACCAGTGGTGCCACCAAACTCTTGAGTGTCATCTAACTGCGACTTACCTTCTGCTGCACGTTCTTCATCGTTAGATGGTGTCAATGCTTGTTTAACTCCACCAATCGCAGCACCACCAACAATAGCAATGCCAGCTGCTTTAAGTGGATTAGCAGCAATGAATCTGAGCAAGGCAGGAATACCCTTCTTGGCAAGGAAGAATGTAGTCTTAATTGCAGTTCCAACTACCTTCCTAACAAAAATACCTAATGGATTCGCAAACAAGAAGAATCCTGCAAGCAACGCTGGGAACCAGTCACCAATAAATCGCAGTAAAGAATCTATCTTCTCTTGATTTTTGGGATCAGAAATATAATCAACTAATTTAACTAAGATTCTTCCAAGGAGAACCTTACCAATGAAGTCCATTATCTGCTTAATAATGGGAACTGTTGGCGTTAATATTTTCTTAGTGAGATTAGTTACTCTCTTAAACGTTTTCTCTAATTCCTTCTCTCTATTACCCCTCCTTGTTTTCTCACCAATCTTACGATCCTTCGCTACCTGATTCCGTATTCCCTTGAGTTGATTTTCCATCATCTTAAGGATGGAATCACAAGTCTTGCGAATTGATATTACTACTTGTAAAAGGGTTGGTTTCCTTGGAGGATTATTACCACCACCATCTCCTGGTGGCAATAATGGCGGTTGATCTGGTGGAGAACCTGTAATAAATCCCGCTGCCTTCTTTATAGGTGATACTTCACCTCGATTGACAACCTTTTTATTGATCTTAAATCGACCAACTTTTCTTCTTACTCTTCTAAATTCGTTTGTAACTAATTCTGCTTCCTCAGTACTGACCTTTGTGTCAGCCAACCTAGCAGCAGCAGACCATTCCCTTAAAAGATTACTATATGTTGCATAATCAATATCACCAATAAAGTCTAATCCTAACAGTCTTAGGATTCTCTCATCAATCTCTTCTTCACCAATAGAATCTGTTTCCTTTACACCCTCATAAAGTTGTAAACCACCAGTCTTCTTCTTGGCACCAAGATCACCCATGGAGAGAAGATCATCTTCATCACCATATCCCTGAAACTCACCCTCAGACTCTGCTTGAGGAATGTCAGGAATTCTCTCTTCTGGAACCTTTGGTGGTGGTTTTACTTTTTTTGGTTTGCTCTTGTCTACAACGTAATATTCCCACAAAAAGAGACAATACTCATTAAAAGTATTATACTCCTTTATGTTTTGTGGTGTAATAACAGAAGGTGAAGGATAATCCTTCTCGGATTTATCCCACGCCTTTAAAAATATTGACTGTACCTTATCGTAATCTACATCATATGCGTCACCAATAAGAGCTCTCGACCGTTCCATATAACTGGCAACGGACTGGCGGAATCCCTGTCTTCTCCTGACAAGTCTAGAATAAGGGATATATTCAGATAAAAAGTTTGGTAACTTATTTGCCATTAGCTATTAGATCTTGCTTGATCGGCTTTTAACTTCTCTTCTTCTAAGTGAGCCTTAAGCAGTTCAACATAAACTTCTCGCTCCCATGGAATTAGATTCTCAACCTCAGTTAATGAGTATTTATGGTACTGAAGTAAAGCAAAATTCAACTTATAATAATTCTCTAAATCCATGTGAGAGAGGGCTATCCGAAAAAACTGGATAATCCCTCAAGAAGAACTGTACTTTTGACTCCTGTAGTTGGATTCTTAACTGGAACTTCATGAGACAACTTAGGCATAGTCTCAAAAAACTTTTCAATCTGTTTAAATTGAGATGAATTCATTTGCTCCAAGAAGTTCATAACTTCTTTTTTGGGAACGTCACGAACTACCCAAGATTCTTCTTCAGTAAAAATCTGTTCAATACATGTTGCAATTAGTTCAAATGATTGCTCAATACCAACCGTATCACTAAAGTCAAAATTATTCTTGATGAACTGATCAAGAGAGGGATACCCCATCTCCATTGCAACCTTATCATCAATCTTTATATTCTTACTATGATCAGAATTCTTCTTCACCTGAATCTCATCAATATTAATCTTTACAGGCACATAAGTCTGTTCATCATCAGGACAAAGAACATTAACTTCAATTTCTTCCCCAACGGACTTACCACGAATATTCAAGAACAAATATTCAATATCAAATGTAGGAAGTTTCTCTACATTAATTCCTTCAGTCTGAATACAATTAGTAATTACAGTCTTAATTGCTGTTGTAATCTGCTTTGGATCTTCACTCTCTAAAGCGAGAACTAAAAGTTTTTCCTCACGAACAAGAAATGGTCTGTACTTGATTGTTTCACTTGTAGAAGGCAATTCAAGTTCATAGGTGGGAGCTGATATAGTAGGTAATGGCATAATGCAAATTCAGGTAGTGTTATTTATTAGTTGTCAGTCAATGGTGGAGTAAACTTCAGAGGAGGTACACTGTAATTTAAATTACCTCCAGACAAGTTAAATGATGCGTCAGTATTTACAATATTAAGATTAGGAGTATCACCAAAGGCGAATGCGGGAACGTCTGGATTTCCAGGAGAGAATGCAGACTTTGACCAATATGGACTATATGCAGGGTCAGTTTTAGATTTAGTATTAGTTATAAAGAATCTTGTATAGTTCATAGACACGGTAACTTTAAGAAGTTGAGATGCATCATAAGTTACAGGTATCGTATTCATTGCCTTTGGATATGCATCAACAAAATGATATTCCAAAATATCATTAACTAAATTACGCCCATGCCCCATGTCCTTCTCAAATTTAACAATAGTCATAGAAGTCTTATAGTCATCAACAAATCTTGCTCTCTGTACCATGGGTTGAGCAAGGTCCCTATCATTTAATTCATTTTCACCAACAATAAATTTCATCCAGTAATCAAAAAATCTGATCTGGAGATAATTACTATCATAAGTTACCAAGAACGTTAAGTCAATTGTCTCATCATATAAACGACTATATGCATGTCTCTCAACAATACCATGAAAATCTCTAGCAGTCTCAACAGTAGCAATACTAGATCCTGGAAGAGATGCTTCAACGCATGTCAACTCCAGAAGTTCCTTGTCTGCTTGAGGAGCAGAATCAGGGAATAGTGCGGGTTGATTCATCAAAACAGAATAAATCGAAGTTTGAGCAGGGTTTAAAATCCTACTCTTCAACTTATTCATTGATACACCAGCATTTATACCAAGTGATCCAGAAGATGACATCTAAATAAAGATAATACGTCTATATTATATGTAGCCAACTTATGGGAGAAAGTATTAAGAGTCGGTACTATCCATCATATCCAAAGAAGTATAAGGGTGACGCCAAGAACATTATTTGCAGAAGCAGTTGGGAACGTAAATTTTGTGCTTGGTGTGATTTGAATGAGAATATTGTTGAGTGGGCAAGCGAAGAGTTCTGCATACCCTACATATCCCCATTAGATAGAAGAGTACATCGTTATTTTCCAGACTTCTTAATCAAAGTAAAAGAGA